TAGATGCGTTGTAATAAGCGTTACCAAGCATATATGCACTATTAAACGCACCAGCAAAAGCACCCCCACCAGAAACATCAACCGCTTTCCAAGAACCACCCCAAGCACTAGGAGTTACACCTAGACCCACATTCTGTGAGGCATTTACAGTAATCGCAGTTGTCCCTGCCGTCTGTATGTTTAAGATACCACTATTGTCTGCTGTGGTAATTACACCACCAACTCCGCTTGTAGAGGCATTAATTATTGAAGCCATATTTTTTCCTTTATAAAACTACCCATCTAGAGCCACTAGGCACGGTTACCGTTACACCACTTGCTATCGTTACTGCACCCACAGAACTAGCTGAGTAGCCTGAAGGGATGGTATAGCTTGCACCAATTGTCATGTTGTTAATTACTAACCCATTTGTTGCTGATACTACTGAACCTGTTACCGCAGCCGTTGCTGTTAAATTAGTTGAGGTAACTGAAGTCAAGCCAGCTAGTGTAGTAGAGCTACTGCCTAAGCTGATTGCTGTCGTACCTACCGTTACAGCAGAGTTAGTTAGCTGACTGTTACCAATGCCACCTAATGTGCCACCTAAAGTTAAGTTGCCTGAGCTAGTGACTGTGCCTGTTAGCGTAATTCCATTGACTGTGCCTGTACCACCTACACTAGTTACAGTGCCAATAGTATTGGATTTATTGTTAAATGTATTCCAATCTGTGCTAGACAAGTAACCGTCAGTAGATGTAGTAGCCTGGCTAATGCTGATAGCAGGTGTAGCACCACCACTAGACGCAATAGGCGCTGTGCCTGTTACAGATGTTACTGTGCCTGTTGTAGGCGTAGTCCATGTTGGAGTATTGCCTGTGCCAGCAGATGTTAATACTTGACCACTTGTGCCTTGCGAGCCATCAAAGCTAGTAGTGCCTGTTACGCTTAAATTTACCGTGTCTAAGTTTCTACCAAAAAAACCATCACGCCAATTTCTACCACTTGTGCCTATGTCTTTTGCATTGTTAGTTGCTGGCTCTAAATCAGTAGTAATACGAGCATTAACAGCTAGGCTATCGGCATTTGAACCGCCCAAAGTAGTGTCATCATTAACGATTATATTTGTTGCAGTTAAAGTGTTTACGCCAGTTACATTATTAGAGTCATCAATAATAACGCCTGAGTTTTGTATTAGCTTGCCAGTGGTCGTATCAAATCGAGCCACAGCGTTATCCGTAGCACTTGCAGGGCCTACTACATCACCACCCAATGAAGGTGATGTGTTGCTGATTGTAAAGTTAGGGTATGTGCCGCTTGTGCTTATGCCTGTGCCAGCCGTTAAAGCAACTACTTGGTCAGGCGCTGTGTTGTTAATGGTAAAGTTAGGATATGTCCCAGTTACATCAATAGCCGTACCGTCTGTTAAAGCTACAGTTTGGTCAGGCGCAGAGTTAGTAATTACACCTGTGCCGCTATCATAGCTTATGCCTGTGCCAGCACTTACTGATGCCCTAGCCTTAGCTGTCGTAAAGTATTCGTTAGTGCCTTCTGCTATGTTTGTAGTAGTTAGCACCACAGTGCCTGTTAAACCGTTTACAGAGGTTACAGCGTCAGTGTTGTCTATCTTTTCCCATACAGAGCCGTTAAACACAGCCCAATCGCCTACTTTCCAATCGGTAATGCCGTTTAGGTTAGTAGAACCAGCAACTGACACGACATAGTAAAAGCCTTTAGTGCCAGCAGAGCTAGTTAATGTAGGCGTGTTAGTAGATGCGTTCCATGTGCCTTGATAGTTTAAGTCACCCATTTGTGGGATTTGACTTGTTGGCACTTTACCACCAGCGTCTAGTGTAGCTACACCCAATGCAGAGCCAGCGTCTAAATAGGCAGCAGTGCCTAAGTCACCTGGTTGTATAGCGGTGTCAGCCAATGTACCTTGAGCAGCAGTAGCAAAGCTAGAAGCGTTATAGCCACTATCCTTGATTAGCTTGCCTGTGGTCATGTTGAACGCAGCAAAGTTGTTGGCTACAGCACTAGCAGGGCCAGTTACATCACCAGCACTCAATAACACAGCCTCTGATGGTAGGTCTAGGAATATATCCTTGTCACCGCTACCAAAGTAGACCAATGCACCACCGTTAGATGATGACAGCACTGTGTCACGGGAGATGTAGTTACCTGCTGATACATAAGTACCAACACCAACTTCCCACTCGTTGTTTGTATTGTCTACAATCGTGTAGTAGGTAGTAGAACCATTGCCGATTACGGAGAATGGTTGATAGTTTGCTTGAGCGCCTGATAATGCAGCGTTCCCTGTACCAGCGACAGTAGTCGTTTCTAATACTCTATCCGCTAGGACTAATGCCATTATGCCACCCCGACTATTTTACCGTCTGCGCCTCTTACCACTTGCTTAGGTTTAGTTAATTGTTGCACTAAGTTTTGATGAGCCATTTGTTGTTGCGTCAATAGGTCAGTGTTATGTTGAGCTTGTACGGCCACCATAGTAGCCATGTTGTTGTTAATTGCCTCAACCAAGCCTGATAACGCAGATGTAGGTTGCTCAATGCCACCAGGAGTGATTTCAGTAAGACCTTCTTGCTCTTTGCCAGCGTTAATATCCAATGACTTAAGCTGTAGGTCTGTCTTAGCGTTAATCTCAGCCACAACGACCTTAGTTTGGTTGTCAAGGTCAGCTTTGTATTTCTCAAACTCTAGCTTTTGACCTTCCAACTGCATACGCATTTGCTCTAACTGAGCTTCCATCTGCATTTTTTGTTGTTCAGCCTGTGCTTTAATCATTTCAGGGTCTGGAGCTGGTGGTTGTGGGTTAGCAGCTGCTTGCATTTGTTTTTCTTTCTCTGCATCAGCGAATGTATCAAACTCACCCTCAAGAGTACGACCAACACGGAAGCCTTGAACCCCGAACTTGAGCAAGTCCATCAACAATGGAGTCAACTCAGGCACAGCTTGAGCGCCTTGTATGGCTTTCTCGATAAACGAGCTAGTGGCTTGCAAGAACTCTACACGGTCTTGTTTCTCTTGGGCTTCATCAGCGTATAGCATAGAGTCTGTAGCAATCTCAATGCGGAATGTACGCATAGGGCTGTCTTTTAGCAACTCAATAGCTTGTGGCACTAACTGTTGGTCTGTTTGACTTAGCAACTCTGCACCACCAATCTTCATAATGGTTTCAGGTTGGAAGTGTTGGCAGATAATCTGTGCTTTAATCTTAAGTATTTGTGAGGCAAAACGAGCAACTTCGTCTTGGTAAGTCTTAAGACGCAATGTAGCGTACTGGCCCTTGATTTGTTGGGCAGTTGCTGTTTCGTTAGCGTTACTTGCACCACGAACAATGTCAGAGATACCTGTAATGTCGTAGATTTGCTGTTTAACTTGACCCATAGCTTGATAAGCCATGTTCAATGCGTTAGCAATAGGCGTTAGGTCAACGAACTCTACAGCACCACCTAAGCCACCTTTTTCAGCAAAGGCAGCGTAGTTCTTAACAGGGATAAGTGTATTGTTGTCACCCTCTGTAAATAGACGGCCTAGGTCAGCATTTGCAGCGTCATAGAAGCCACGAACCTTCATAGCGTCTACTAGACCCTTAATACGGTCTGATAGCGTGTCTAATTCGTTAGCTTGGTCTTGGTATAGAGTGAAGTCAGGAACTGGTACAAGTGACTCATTGGTCAATGTAGAGAATATAGGCTCTGGACATGGGAAGAATTCCTCTAACTGCAATGGGTCTTCACGCTTGTCTAGTATCTTGCCCATGGATTTACTAATCCAATAGACGCACTTCTCTTCTTTATCCCATACCTCGTAGATTAGACCACGCTTAGTGACACCCTCTGTCATCTTAGTGCGAGGCTCATCAGGTGAAGCGTCTAACGGTATTCTTTTCCACAAGTCATCAAACTTGTCTTCAGGGAAACGCTCTTTAAGCATTTGGCGAGTCATGTAGACCTTACGCCATACGCAAGACACCTCATCCCATGTCCTGGCAGAGTTATGACCGAAGTCACGCCAATGCACATAGTCTACTGGTGTTTGCTCAATGTCTAGGTATTCAGATACGGAGTCGCTGTCTAGCTCGTCTTCAGACACGAAGGTGTCATCTGTTTCAATGATAGGCTCGTAGCGTATCCATGATGTACCACGACCACCTAAGAAACGGTCATAGACGCATGAGTTAAGAGAGTGGTAGAAGTCCTCTGTATTGCTTATCTCAAAGTCTAAGGCACGCTCTAGCAACATAGACGCAACACGGGCAACAGGGTCACTGTCTTTGTGTCTGCGTGATACATCGGGTTTAGGCATACGGCTAAAGGTTGCAGCCTTCAGAGTCTGTACATTAGCCCACAAGATGTTGTAGTGAGATTGAGCCGTAGTTGTTGTACGGTCATCACGGTAGCGTTTGAGAATCTTCTCTACACGACCTTCCCACTTAGCAAACTCCTTGTCGTACTGGCTAAACATATCAAGGTATGTTTGTACCTCTGACATTATTTGCGAAACCTTAGCCATGAGTTATCCTTAACCGAAGAATACAGTTGCGCTTACTGTGCCACCAATGACAATGTATAAGCCACTTGCTACTGACGCTGGAATTGTGTAATAGGTAGCAGCTGCTGGTGTAAATGTTTCAACCACTTTAGCTGTTGTAGTTGTAGTAGCTGAATCGTAGATAGTGATTGTAGGTGTGCTTGACGCAGCAGATACGAATATGCCTAGTAGGTCTGTGCCTATTGGGCTTACATTGCCTGTCGCTGATATTAGCTTGTAGCCACCAGTAATTACTGAGTTCATGGTTAAATCCTTTTAGGTTGTTTAGGCTGTGTGGCCCATAGTTCGTCTAATGTGACATCGGTCTGTCCGACCATAATGCCTCTAATTGGTTTGTCTTCTACCACAGGCTTGTGTTCCTCACGCCAGTTGATAGCAGCATAACGCATAGCATCTGCCGCATGAGATGTCCAATCGTGTCTAGGTTTATCCCTAAACATTTTCTTGTCATCATCCCACTCACGCTGATACTGCTTGATAGCTTCTAGGCCATCATAACAACGCTCTTTATCAAACCATGCTTTAGGCATCATTTGTCTTACCGCCTGTATGCCATCATGTAGTGATAGGCTAGGTGTGATTGCCATCTTAGTTATGCTCAAGTGTTCGGCCAACATCTCAATGACTGATTTACCACCAGAGGCTAAGGTCTTAGCTCTAGCATCGTGTGGTAGGAAGTGCGTCTTGTATTTATAAGGCTTGCTTAGTATGTGTGTAGCGTAGTGGTCAATAGACTTGCCACTAGCAGCGTAGTAGTCAATGAAGTGAACCTCACCTTGTATTACTTGATAAGTAAACACCGCAGTATCGTCTGAGTAACCTAAATCCCATGCTGTATACACAGGGGCAAACTCATCATACTCTACGCCAGTTACTCGTCCATCTTGCTCTGCTTGATATAACTCACGACCCCATATTGCACCAGGCAATGCAGCATCAAAGTCACACTCCATCTCTTGACGCCAAGCATCCTCAGATAGTTCTTGCTTTAATGACAATATCTCTGACTCTGGCAATATGCCTGAATCGTCCACTGTTATCTTAAGGGCCAGCCACTCATCGCTGTGTGTAGCCCTGTCGTATGTTTCCCAAAAGGCGTTACGGCCTTTAGGCGTTCCAATGATTACCGCTTTACCTTGTCTATCAGCCAATGCAGGACGGATGATGTACTGAAAGACATTAGCACGCCAATCACCATACTCATCACAGACGATACTATCAAGATAAAGACCCCGAAGGCTGTCAGCATTATCAGCACCAAAAAGCTGAATTCTTGCACCGTTCTTAAAATCAATGCGTAGCTCTGACTCATTAATGACGATGCCATCAATTACCCTAGTGAAGTATTTAAAGTAGTCCCATGCTACAGACTTAGCTTGCTTATAGAAAGGCGCTATGTATGCTGCACGAAAGTCATTACGCTTGCTCATCACAGCTTCTTTAATGAGCTGGTTGACACAAGCCACTGTCTTACCTGCCCTACGGTGGGCAACTATTACCTTCCAGCGCCTATTGCTATTATGCAAAGGCATAAACGCTTGACGGGGCTTATAGGGTATTACTATTCTTCCCATGCGTATATTGCAACACTACCAGCGTGTTCGTTTACTTGCGTTTCTTTCCAGCCAGCCCTTGTCTTTAACCAAAAGATTGCAGCGCTTGTGTTACCGTCTTTAGCTTGCTGAAACAATGTCTGCCCAATAGAGGCGTTAGCATCTACACGACCAGCATCTAACTCTTTCTTATAATACTTAACAAGCGTATCAGAGCTTATATCAAGCTTATTGGCTATGTCCTCGTATGTAATACCCACAGCAGATAAGGTACGAGCAACCTTCTTGCTTTCCTCTGTAGGTTTATGTTCTTTTCCTTGAGCCATCTTTATAACTCCGAAAGATTGCCAGCTAAATGCTCTGCAAGCTCTACGCTCATAATAGCTATTAGGGCCACTTCTAGCTTATCTTTGTTAGCCATAGCGTCTAAAGCTTTTATAGCTTCCTCTTTATGCACATAAGCACCAGCGTCTATTGGTGACTTGTCGTGTTTGAATCTAATAGTCCAGCGTTTGAATATCATAGTAGCACCGCTTTCTTGCCTGTAAACTCTTCCCAGCGTCTAACTATAACATCACAATATTTAGGGTCTAGTTCCATTAGGCGTGCATAACGACCTATTTTTTCTGCTGCTATCATTGTAGAGCCAGAACCACCAAATAAGTCTAATACAATATCTGCGCCTTTAGTATTGTTTAGTATTTGATATTCCATTAACTCTACTGGCTTCATAGTAGGGTGCAAGTCACTTTTTGATGGTCTTTTACACGCAATTACAGTAGTTTGTTTTCTATCTGTTGCCCATAGATGAGCTGCACCCTCTTTCCAGCCATACAAACAAGGCTCATGCTTCCAATGGTAATCAGACCTGCCAAAAGCAGAATTGTCTTTATTCCATATAAGAGTTTGACGGACTTTCCAGCCCATATCCCTGGCAGCACCCCTAAAATTGTAACCCTCAGTATCAGCATGCCATATATAAAATACAGCGCCAGCTTTCATTACTGCATCAGCAGCTATATATACATCTTTAAGAAACTGCCTAAACTCAGTGTCGGCCATTTCGTCATTTTTAATTTGTTCTCGTTTTTTACTGCCACCTTCGTAAGCTATGTTATACGGAGGGTCTGTGACTAGTTGGTCTGCTAATTGACCATCCATAAGCTTTTCTACTGCATCTATGCTAGTGCTATCACCACACATTAAGCGATGGTTGCCTAATTGGTATATATCGCCTAACTTAGTTACAGGCTCATCAGGCACTTCAGGCACAGCGTCCTCATCTGTTAAGCCATCTGTTAGCTCTACTGGGTTAAGCAACGCATTTAGCTCATCAGCGTCAAAGCCTAGCAATGACAAGTCTATGTCATCGTCTAGTTCTTTTAGCTCTAACGCAAGCAATTCATTATCCCAGCCACTATTCATAGCTATACGGTTATCCGCAAGTATGTATGCTTTACGCTGGGCATCACTTAAATGGGACAGCTTTATAGTAGGCGCTTCTAATAGCCCTAGCTTTTTAGCAGCCATCAAGCGACCATGGCCAGCAATAATCCCGTAATTATCATCAATTAAAATGGGATTGTTAAAACCAAACTCACGAATACTAGACGCAATTTGAGTAACCTGGTTGTCATCATGCGTTCTAGCGTTGTTAGCGTACGGTATTAGTTTGCTGACTTCTATAAATTGTATTTGTTGTGCCATGTTGCTTCATTAGAGTGGTCTAATGCCTCACAATAGAATAGATGGGCTACTCACATAGCTTTCACCCAAAAAAATGGACTCTGTCTTTAGGAGAGTCCGAACCCAACGGAGATTAGGTTAAATGCTTGGTATATGAATCATATAGACGCAACTATACCTGCAGGCGTATATTACCACAAAATGGCTCGTTTGTCAAGTAGTATTTAATATAGGTTTTTTTCTGTCAGTTTTTGCTGCAACATGGCCATTGCATTGTCGTAATAACGGTCTAATACTTTCATGTCCATCATAGTCTTTTGGCCTAGGTAGATTACATAAATAGCATTACGCTGAAAGGCTGGCAAATCGTCTATCACCTTATCCACAACTCTTACGCTATGGTTGTCTACCTCGTCAGCAATGTCATCAAACGAGTGTACACCGCCTGTATGGAAGCCAGATGATTTAGACTTGTAACCTAGCTTGTTGTTGTCTGTTTTCATATATGCTCTCCACATATCTAAATAATATATTACTCGACCTAGTTCCATTAAATGTAATCCTCGTATTTTTCTAGCATTTGATGCACCTCAGTGTATGGAACAATGACAACCTTACACATACCTTCCTTGACAATTGGCCTACGCACTAGCCATATAAAGTCTATCTGCTCATCGTCTAAAAACACACCAGCAGCTTGTAGTGCATCTGTGGCTTGCTTTTCGTAGTTGGCTATATCTCTGCGCCTACGGTCTGGTGGATAGAAAGCGTAGAAAACAGCCAGCCTTCCCTCTATCTTAGCTTTAGCGTCTACAACTATGTCCTGCACAGCCTCTCTAAACTTCTGTGTAGGTTTGCTTAAGAACTTGCGCTTGCCTCCGTAGTGGTGTGAGTGATTGGTGCTTGGAGGCCATGGTAGTGTAAGTTTAATCATTTGACCACCAGCATATCATGCTCAATAAAGTATTGCATAGTCATCCTGTGAGCCAAATCCCACATATCTCTACGGTCTTGTTTGTTTAAAGACATTCCATTGTCCAGATTAAAATGGCATCTAGCACACATAGCAGCCACCATAGCATCGCTGGCCTTGATCCCAGTACCCTTACCATCACGCAGTTGGTTAGAGTGTGCTGCACATACTGTGCCGTCCATAGCGCCACATGATTGACAAGGTATTTCACGGCATAACTCCAAAAGTTTTTTGTTACGATAATTAGGCACTGTATTCACCACTTAAGCTTGATTGAAAGTTAGCTTTATATTTTGAGTTGTCTTTTTTAGGTATTACCCAGTGGTCTGTGTCCAACTCTTTGTGTGACCTAATAATATCGGGGCTAATACGACCTTCATAAATTGCATCCCGTAATGCTTGGTGTATTCCAGGATAATTAGCGTCAAAGTATGCTCTTTTTAAGTTTGTTAAATCTTTACATTGCTTAGGCCATGGGAAGTTATCTTTTTCTGTTGTGTGATACAGCTTTGACCTAGCTCTTCCTTCTACTATGAATTCAGACCACAAATAGCCTTCAGCTTCAAGATGTTTACAGTATTCCGTAATAATGGCTGGCGTTAAATTCATTTTTATAGCAAGATTTACTGCAACAGATGGCTCATCTTTTAAATGTAAATACACTACCGCCAAGTTTAAATCTCTGCTTTCTTTTTTTAGTTTGTGAGCTTTTTCTAAATTGTTTGGGTTTGCCATTATATGTTTCCCCATTGATTTGCCATAGCGTCAGCAATACCTTGAAATGTTTTGTTTCTTACTTTTTTAATCTCTGCCGATCCGTAAGCTAATTTTTTACCATCAGCACCTACTGGATCACACATCCAAGATGCCATTTTTTTACCAGTTGGAGTTATGTAAAAGTCACCTTTGCCAACAACATTTGTGTGTTGAAGTAATGGTAAATTTTTAAGCCATAAGCAAGTTGTTTTTTGTGCTTCGTGACCAAAGTGCCAAGGCTGAATAATTTGACTAGGTTTTTTATGTATAGAACTCATTATGCCAACTGGATTTTCAACGCTAATCTTTTCAATAGGCGCATTTACCATTTGCATAAAAAAGTCTATACCTTGTTGCTGTCTGCCATCTTTACGCTTTTGTTCAAAATGCCTAGCACCACTTACGGCAAGATGGGTGCATGGTGGAAAAGCAATAAGCATATCCCATCCGTCTGCCAATATATCCATTACATCGCCTTGGTAATGTTGTCCAGGCAATTCTGTTGGCTCAATATCACAAGACCAAGCATCATGGCCAAGCTTTGCAAACGCTTCTCTTACTGTGCCACTAAACTCACAAGCTATTAAAACTTTCATATCAATCCTGTAAATAAACACCACGCACAGCGCAGTATCGTTCAACTTCATTCATAAAATTGTTAAGTTCTTCTACGCTTAAATCAGCAGTAGACTTTAAAGCATATATTGTTCGTCCATCAGGTGCTGTAAATTCATTGTAACCCAACCACTGATCCTTAGCCATTACCTTCCACCACTGGTGCGGATGGTGTAACCCATCTTTACCTTTTAAGCTTTCAGCCATTAATTGAAACAACTTATGTAGCCTTGAATTTTGGGGTAATGACCGTCTTTGACTTTGACCGCACAATTGACAGACTTTCGGTTGGCTTTTCTGCAACATATAGTGTTGCCTCCTTGTAATTTGAATCTTCGTATTCTTGCTTCCAGCCTTTACCTATATAAACTTTACCTTCATTGGTAACAACTTTCCATTCTTCAGCATTGTTGCCAAAATGCTTGTAAAACTCTGTTTCACTAAATTTCATATCTGTATCCTATAATTTACACAATTTCATATTTGTATCCTATGGTTTACACAAATAGTTCAAAACTAAACTAAAAGTGTAGACTTACGCATAAAATTAAACTTAAACATTCGCAGACAATGCGCATCAATTCCTCTGAAACCCTTATACAGACTTGATTAGACCGAATTAAAGTGAAAAAAGTGATATATCAAACGCTAGTTCCAAGGTAAGTAGCCTTTACACCATTACTAAACTGCACTTCTACAGCACAATCTTGTGCGTTGCTTCCATTAAAAAGCTTCCACACACCAAATCCCATAGAAACTACAGCAATAAATAGCAATGTTGCCACAATCACTACGGCTCTATCACCAGCTCTACTACAATTACAGTTACGGCCTTGATTACAGTTTTGATTACATGGCATATCAATCTCCTAAAATTTTAATTGCCACACTTTTTCGTGTTGGCTTCCCTTGTATCGCATAGACGCTGCATCAAACCACAATGCAATCTCGCCTTCCCATTCACCATGACGCTGCTTGTCACATATCAACAAGCAATCAGGTGCGTTTAACTCTTCTTCTTTCGCCTTGCCACTACGAATTAACTTTTCTTTTTTCTTGTTACGCCAAACAGTCATCACATTGTCTACCTGGTTAGTAATGTCTGCTGAGCCAGCCACATCCATTTTATTCGGTGGGCTAAACTCATCCTCGCCTTTACGGCTGTGAGCAATCAAATGCACATGGACATTTAAATCCCTAGCTGCTGCACAAAGCTTATCCAAGAACTCCTTTTGAGCGTTCATGTCATCAGACCTTACACCGCACTTCATTAAGCTGTCAATCACAAAATGCTGCACACCTAGCGTTTCAGCCACATAATATAAAACAGCAATTACACGCTCACCGTTTACAGTACCTTGCTGGTCATACATATACAACCTGTTATCTAAAAAAGTAAAGTATTCACCAATAAACTTCTCTGTCGGTTTCTCTGTCCCTGTGGCCTGTCTAGTCATGCGCTGTAAGGTTGAATATGGGTGCATCTCAAACGAAGCCACACATACCTTAAAATCCTGCTGCACGATAGAGTTGATTACCTGGCCAACTAGCTGGCTTTTACCATGGCCGTTAATACCTGACCACAAACTTACCTCACCTAAACGCAACCTAAACTGGTCAAAGGTCTTTTCCCAAGGCAACTTAACACCTTGCATCTGCTCGTCTTTGTAGAAGTAGTCTATAACCTCTAACTGATACTGGCTTGCAGACTTAACATTAGCCTTGTCTTCTTCCCTGGCTTTCATAAAGCCTTCAAAGTCAACCTTAGGCAACATCATGCTTGCTCGTTTGCGCCTGGCCTCGTCTAAAGCCGTAGCGCCTCTCTCTAGGTTACTCATAATCTACCGCCTCTCTAATTCTTTCGTAAGCTAACTGTAAACGCTGTAAGTCAGTTTCGTCAAGCGGTTTATTTTTCTTTAACTCAAATGCAGCTAGGAGAACGATTTGCGACTCATACTTGATAGCTTCCAAGATGTCTGTGGCGTAAAACTTCTTCTTAACTGGTGCTTTGTGATGCACTTGCTCTGGAAATAAATCACCTATGTCAACACCTATTGCCCCGACAACATCAATAGCACTGCACCCTGCAAAGCAATGCAATAGTATGTGGCCGTCTGCTTCCTCTTTAATGGATAGGCTAGGGCTTTTGTCATCGTGAGCTGGGCAGCACGCTAGGTAAGAGTTGCGACCAGTAGACTTAACCTTGTTTAAACGGCCTAATAGATTGTTAATCATTATAAAGCCCTATCAATCATGTCTTGCAAACTATCTTTTTTTGGTTTTTCTTTTTCTACCCATGACGCATCAAATCCAGTCCATCCACGCTCACAACATCTAATAATTGCTTGCTCTGGAGTCCAGTCTATTTTTTCAGCTTCACGAACAATAGCTTTAAAAGCTCTTTCAGTAACGGGTTTCTTTTTACCCCTAATAGCTTGCCATTCTTCAAATAATTCTTCAGGAATAGGTGGAATATATCTAATCTCTTCTCTTCTCTTCTCTTCTCTTACCTCGGATATTCTCGGGACACTCTCGGGACACTCTCGGGACATCTTGTATCTCATTGAATCTCTTAAGATTTGTTGTGTGTATTCGTCTGCTCTAGTTGCCATTTTCAAACAGCTAATTACACCATCAATATCCTCAAATAATTCCAATTCAACCATGTAAGTCATAATATGCTGCACTAAATCGCTGCTTAATTTAAAATCATCAGCTATTAATTCTGCATCGTGTTCTAGCTCAAAGGTTAAGTTATGCTTTTCAACATTCCTAGCAATTAGCTCTAGACAATACCAATATATGCCGTAACCTTGTGCGCCATACTTTAATCTTAATTTTTTAAGCTTGGCATCATTGCTTGCATCTGAATCATGCTTAAACCATTTCATTAGTTTTCTCCAAAAAAAAGGGCTGCTACCTAGGTGGGACAAGCACCTAAATAACAACCCTGATACCAGAGGCATCAATAATCACGACTTCTTGTCCAAGCCATTATTCATACCACTACCGACATGCTACCACAAATGGCATTAAAAGTCAAGGTATATATGTTTTAAATAATTACAAAATAATTGTAAATAATGCTTGACAGCTTCCAAGGCTGGAATATAATGTCTACATCAACAACGCAACGGAGATTAACATGAATTTAGATACAGCAATTATTTACAGCTCAAACCCACATCTACGAGGCAAAACATTTGATGTGTACTGGGAATTATTAGAAGGTCAATCAAAGGTTATGATTCCCGATGACATTGTTGTTAAGTCTTTAGAAAAACAAGATGACGCAGAAAATCTTTTAATTGGTTTAGATGCACAATCTGTTAAAGATGTAACTCGTTCTGTTTACGATGTAGTTATAAAACGCCATTTAGCTAATTACATGAGCCAATTTACACCTGAGCAACTTCGTGCAAATGATAATGCTGTAGCTGCTTATAACACTTCAAAAGGATGGACAAATGACTGATTACAAAAACTACAAACCTAAAACAGACCTAACACCATGGATAGAAGGCATTTGTTTTGTCGGTGTAGTATTGCTTTCAATTTTTCTATATTTGCTATTGGTGGCTTAACATGACATTTCCTAAAAACATAGATTGGGAAGCTACAGAAGAAAAGCATGAAGCTGCGTTTTGGAACTGGTGCTTAGGTGAGGGCTACCATAACGAGGATTACATTTTAGATAACTATGGAGATTTGTTTGAGAGTTTTGCAGACGGTCTTAACGAGGAGGACTTTGTATATGAGCCAGCAACAATACCAGGCTGAAGTAATGGACGAGTTAGAAATGCAGGAGTATAATACCAACTTTGGAATAGGAGATAGTAGTGTCAATTTACACGGTAGAAGAAATAGCAGCGCAGATGGGCAAGTCAGGTCGCTGGGTGAGGTATCTTTGCTCACACGGCAAACTAAAGGCCGTTAAGAAAGGCCATTCTTGGGTTATATTGGAGGCATGGAAATGATTACGCATTTGCAATTGGAAGACGGTGTTACTTTAGAAGTTGAATACGATTACGAGCAACCAACTTATGCTTACTTTGGTGATTTGGAAGCTTTAACAGAGCCTAGAGCAGAAACTAAATCAGCTTTGTTTTTGGGTGTAGATGTATTACCTTTAATTCGAGCATTGGGCTTGTATAACGAGCTTAACTTAATTTTAGTGGCAAACATGGAGGCAATAGATGAGTAATGTATACAAAAAGCTTATGGATGCTAGAATCCAGCTACAAAATACCAAGCTTAACAAGTCTGGTCATAACAAGTTTGCTGGCTATAAATACTTTGAACTTGGTGACTTTTTACCTTCAATCAACACAATCTTTTGGAACTTAGGTTTGTGTGGCACAGTTAGCTTTACAGCAGACCTAGCGACACTAACAATTACCGACATAGATGATGGCTCACAGATAGTTATCACCAGCCCTATGGGTAGCGCAGCGTTAAAAGGTTGCCACGAAGTGCAGAATGTGGGTGCTGTTGAAACATACCAGCGTAGATACTTGTGGGTTTCAGCGATGGAAATTGTGGAGCATGATGTATTAGACGCTGTCACAGGAACGGACACAGGCACACCAGCAAAAAAGCCTGAACTTGAGCTAAAGCAACCAGAGTTTAGCAAAGAGGAAATGGATATACTGCATGAGTTAGCTGATTCGTTTACAGCGTTTGTAGCTGACGGCAATCCACAAGAGGCTAAAGTAACATGGGACTCACTAGACAATGACCAAAAGTTAGTCTTGTGGGGCTTATTAGATAGCAAGACACGGTCAACATTTAAGAAATATCAAAAAGGGAACTAACATGGCACAATACGAACAACGAGATAACAGCGGCAGTCTTTTTAAAAACAACCGCAAAGAAAAAGATAATCACCCTGATTACACTGGTAATTGCATGATTAACGGGAAAGAAATGCGTATGTCAGCCTGGTTAAAAGAAGGCAAAGCTGGCAAGTTCTTTAGCTTCTCATTTAGTGAGCCGTATGTTAGTGAGCCAGTTCAATCTAACAAACCTGAAGACATCGAAAGTGACATTCCATTTTAAGAAAAGGGCGAAAGCCCTTCTAGGAGGCAATATGTTAAATATCTTACCGTATTATCCATCAGTAGGCATGATTAATGATTTAAGGCTACTTTCACCACCTCCAGAAGGGGTCGTAGAGGCTCGTAGAGAGGCCGTAGAGCGATTAAAAATAGAACTTGATACAAAGTATCGTCTACATCCACAAAACTTCGTTAAACGGGCTAAAACAACATTATGAAAATACAATTAGACTTTACCGACCACGATAATTTGCTACTAGACATTCGTGAAGCTTTGTTTATAACTTTGCTTAAAGCTGAATTAATGGACAGCGAGATGAGTTTAGAAAGGTCTTACCATAAAGATGACAAAGCTATGTTTAAGGCAAACATCAAAGCTTGTAAAGTTTTGTTGACTTACTACACAGCGGAGGTAGACCCTGAATGGAAAAGCTAGACGAAAAGAATGTAGAGAGTTTTGGCGAAGCTGTGCGTAGAATAGTCTTGAGTGTGCCTAATACGACAAACAGTAACTTAGGCCAGTTGATTGAGAATATCTACCTACGGTTTCAAGGGGAAGCGGAACGAGATGCTAGGGAGGCTAGAAACAAATGATTATTAATGTAAAACACATAAAAGAAAACGATGATGGCAGTGCTATCTGTGAAATAGACATGGATGACGATGCTAAACGATGGTTAATTGAGCGAGGCTTTATTGCTGTGCTAACAGAGGCTTTAAAGAAAGACCCAGCCTGGTGGACTGAAGAGGACGAGAAACGCATGGACATAGTGGGTGCTAATGGCCCTACAGGAGAACACTATGAGTGATGGTATGTCAGAGCAAGCATGGGAAGAGTCTATGGAGCAAGTAGACGCTCTAATGAAACAGGTGGGTGGCAATCACTACGCTAGTATGGCCATACAGCCAGTAGAGTTTATAGTGGCTAATAACCTAACTTTTCTTGAGGGGAATGTGGTTAAGTATATATCCAGGCATCATGCTAAAAACGGTGCTGACGATGTAAAAAAAGCTATACACTATTGTGAATTAATCTTACGGACGGTATACGATGTTACAAACGATAGCTGAATATGTCCTATGCTACAGCACAGCATTTGGATTGGGAATGATTTGCGGAGCGTTTATTGTTTATAAAACAAGTAAGGCGTAGATTTGGTAGTTGTTACATGTAACGCAGAAAGCCGAAAAACTCGCTACTTACTACATCCTCTAATGTCGGCTTAACCGCCTATATATTACTTTTTTCGACTTTATTGTATAACTTTGAATAAAAGTCGCAACTATCTTATATTACTTGTTCATTACATACATAGTAACCTCAAATCCGAATCTCATTTCGTGTGCTACTGGTTTAGTCCAAGCCATAATGTATCTCCTAATTTACAAAGCATACGAAATGTATACTGTAAGATACATAGTAACAGAATTAGGTTTTTTACACATTGGTGGAACTATTAATGCAAGCTAGTGAAAAGCACTAATTAGCGTCTTTCCAATTCAAGTATATATTTACCAAGCTTTGCTGTGTCCTCTTTACTTAAACACATACCGCCATCAACTTTTTGGATGTTGAGGGTCGGTTTGAGGGGATACGGCTTTGGCATGGTAGTCGTGCAAGCTATCAAAGTGCTGCTCAAACCAATCAGCAGGAGCTGCCTCAATTTGCTCACTCTCTTGTTGCACATCTTTCTGCTCCTTTTTAGCTGCCCACTCTTGGTATAGAGCAAGCAGCCTATCTATGATTGCTAACAGGTATTTCATTTGTCTGCTGTAAACACGCCAATAGCGCCTATAACGCTTAAACCGAGTGCGACAATAGCTTCACCTTGCTCTGGTGATAAAGTCAAGCCTACGGCTGTTAAAAGGGCTACTAGACCCCTCCATGTAGATGATTCTTTGCCACGAGCTAATAAAAATGCTTTCATAACTACTCCTTAAAAGGTTTGTAAGATGGTTTGCCATTTATAAAGGTTGCCGTTAAGAATTGCTGACGCATTTTAGGGTCAAACGATACATGAACCCAAGCGCCTTCTTCAATTACTTGGTCTACTTTAATGCCAGACTTGTGTAATGCTTTAACGACATCAATAGGCTTGCCAAACCCAGCGCAAGTAAAATCAGCAGCTAGACCGTCCATGTGAGCAGAGTTTACAGAACCGCCTATCTTGCGATTAAGCTCCATGCAACGAAAGGCAGAGCTAATGCGTAATGGATGGCCTAAGAATGTGCGTATTTTCTCAAGGTTGTCAGCTAGTGTTTTAAGGTTGTTTTTAACTGCTTGAGATGGGTTGTTGTTGATGTTACTGCGAACTGCTGTTTGTGAGAAGGTTAGCTCCTCAAGCGTAAAATGCTCGCTCAACTTCATTTAAGGTTTTCCAACTTGTAGATAAGGCTTAAGAACTCACCGATTACCTCGTCCACGATATTCTGTAACGCAGAATCATCTTTAGGTATGCACTTGTAACGATTCTTCTCAACATAGGCTAGTTTCTCAGCTATGCAGTAGATAGGCTCTTTATACTTCTCTTCTTCGGTCAGTATAGGTATTTCTTTAATAATCCCATGACGGCCTTGATAAGCTTCTGTTAGTTTGTCAGCCAACCCTGCTATGTCTTCATAGAAGTGGCCTAATGCTTTGTGTTGAGAATAGCTTTTAGTGCGTAGATGTTCTCTGTGTGCTACATCACGGGCTAAAAACAATGTTGCTATAAATTCACCAATCATATCTCATCCTCAATATCAATAATTCCAATTAAATCTTCATCGTATACATTACACTCATGGCAGACATGAAAGTCTATGTCAGCATCGTCTATCTCGTAAGGCTCACCGCAACACTCACATAGCTTAATCTGTTTCATATTTTACCTACAAAAAATGCCCCGAAGGGCTAGGCATACTTACTCTTAAGGTATTTAAGTGTTAGTGGCAATTCGTCAAAACGGCCATCCTCTACATCGTATAACATATAGCACCCACGAAAGTGATTGTTACCTTGAGCGCCTAAATAAGCCTCAGTATGCTCGTAACAGCTCCCACATATGATTGCGCTCATTTCCGTGCCATCAGCTCTCATGCCATAAGCTACTTGCCGTCCTTGCATATGCCCAGCAAAACAACTCATGTGCTTTTTGGTCAATATAGCGGCAGCAGAACAAATAGGTCTGCCCATAGCACCCGATGTAAAGTAGTGAGCGTAAGCTATGCCGTCAATGACAATAACTTCTAAGAATGGTATAACTTCCCAATCTTGGTAAGGCAAGTCATCAATGGAGATAAGGCCGTCTAGCTTCCTATCCTCGTTAATAGCACGATTAATACGGTCTTCATGGTTTCCAAGCGTTAGCACCATACGAGGTTTGTATTGCTTTTGCTTAAAACTTTTGGCTTGATTGTTGTAGTCATATATAGGTTGTAGAAGAGCATCCATAGCCTCTCTAGCAGCCCAAATATCTTTTTGGTAGCTACGACCTTCAAATGACTTTTTACCCACATCATAAGAAGAAAGGGACTCCATATCAGCGAAGTCCCCTATACATATAATTACATCAGGCTTTTTGTCTACAAGGTACTTACCTATGCAGGTTAGGAATGTAAAGTCATTCCCATCTTTAGCCTGGACATCAGGCAACACGAAGTGTGTCTTAGTGGGTTTTGTCAGGAAGCTCATAATATAGTTGTAAGTCCTCATCAGAGAAAAGCACTACGCAAGTGCCATCCTCTGTATACATTACAAACTCATCGTTGTCAATACCTACTTCTTCTATTCTTTGACCTACTAACTTGTCAAAAAGAGCCTCTAATTTTTCTTGTTGTGTCATTTGTCAGCTTTGTTATCAAGCTTCTCAAAGATACGGTTAAGCACAGCTTCTAGGCGGTCTAGTCTAGCTTCTAGGTCTTCCTTGCGAACATAGTATGTAGGCAGGTCAACCTCAATCGCTTTTACATCACGCTTAAGGTCTTGCACAGCGTCCCATAACTGTCTAGCAAACCAGCCTAGAACAGAAAGAACTGTACCGCCTACAATGTTGATTAAGTTTTGAGTTTCCATCATAGCCTCTTATAATACTACCCAGCGTGAACCGCCAGGAACGGTTACAGTAACACCAGCGTTTATTGTTATTGGGCCAGTAGTCATTGCATTTTTGGTTGCAGGGATTGAATAGCTTGTTGTTACCACTTGGTCGTTTTCGATAAACACTTCATCTGAACCACCACCAGTAGCACCACCACCACCACCTATTCCTACTAACTGGAATTGCGTGCCATCGTAAACCACTTGCACAATAGCGTTTAATGTAATGTCACCAGCAACTAAGCTAATTGCACCATTCTTAGTAATGTTTTTAGCGCCAATAGCGTTGATGTTAATCGTCACAGCGCCTGTGTTAGTTCCTGACGCAATAAACCTAAACACTTGACCAGCAGCATAAGCTGTCATACCTAAAGCAGCTGTAGCAACGATAGTATCTGTGCCACTAATGCCTGTTAAGTATTGAAATACAGAATCCTGTATCTGACCTGCTGAAGCTGATTGAGTTCGCAGCGTAGCAGAGCCTACACCTGACAATACATATCCACCCATAGGCAAGTTAGCCGTAGGTGTAGTTTGACCGTCTGATGTAAGCGATGCTGTAAGAGCTGACGCAATATCATTTAATGTGTTATTAGCCCAAGTTGAGGAAATTGTAGTTCCCGTAATAACAGGATTACCTACTGGTAAAGAATATACCCCACTGCCGTTTCTTGCCATTATTTTTCCCCTTGATTTTCGCTTAGCATTTTGCCCATTTTACGAGCTTTTTTTGACATTAAAGGATTGTTAAGCGTTTCATTCGTATTTAATGTATCTGAATCTGTGTTTAACTGATTATATGAAGTTAAAGCAGAAGCCATGGGAACTCCAACAAGACCTTTGTTTGTAGCTTGAGGTATCTTTCCTACCGCTTGACCTGTTTGATACATCATACGAGCAATTAATGCCTTAAAGGCATCGCTTCTATCTGCCATCATTCCAGCCAATTGAACTGGATTGTTAGACAATCCTGCAATACCTACTGGATTGTTTTTTAGCGCAGTATAAGCCCTAGACTCAGCTACATCTAATGCGTTAATTAACTCTGATTCTTTTTTATTTAATAAATTAACAGTTGGCTCTACTCTAGCAATCTCTTCTTTTAAGCCTCTTGCACCAGCCCTTTGAGCTTCTTTGGCAGCACCACCAAGTTCATTAAAGTTTTTGTCACCAATAGCTTTATATGTACCCTGCTTTATTCGTTGCGCTAATTGAACATCAAAATCATCAATAGATTGTGCTGGAAGTAACAAGCCAGTATTTTTTGGCTTAGGGAGTAATTCGCTATTTTCAAATGCTTTTTTTACAGATTTAACTGCGGATACATCAGCACCTGCATCAAGCTGATATTTGTAAGAATTTTCCAAGTCATCAAGATATTTTAATACCGCTGATTTGCTAACTTTTTCTCCTGAATTAGCAATCATCTCTGTAATGTGTTCGTTTAAAGAATCTACCTTTGCTTGCAGTGTATCTAAGCCACGACCAAATATAGTTCTTCCTACAGTAGGATTAACACCTTCTTCTAGCAATGTTTGAACGGCTTGTTGACCTTCGCCAGATTTTAATTCATTTTTGCCTGGTTTAACTGCAGACATCATTAGTCTGTTAGCACCAGCCTTTAATGGTTTTTCTAGCAGTTGCGGAGCATTAACTGCGCCACCTGTTAAAGCGCCAATAGTAGCGTTTTCTAATCTACTTTCTGAACCGAGAGTTGGTTGCAATCCGCTAAATGCACCACCAGCAAGCATACTGCCAGCTTTAGTATTGGCGCCAGGAATTAGTGCGGTAGCTAATGCTGTGCCTATGTTTCCTGCAATTGCGCCAACTGGAGCTTCTTCAGCAATAATCCTGTTTTTCTTAATTTGAGATGTATCGTATTGTTGCCTAGGTAATGCTTGATACCCTTGAATTGGACTAGATGATGTTTCACCAGTTTTAGGATTTACATATTGCTGTGGATTCATCAACTCTTGTGCAAGCTGTTTACCGCCTTCTAGCAAATTAGATGGGGCAGTCATTACGCCTTTTAAGTTACGGCTTAACCATGACTCGTTTTGCAAGTCAGACCGCAAAGCATCGTTCTTTTGCTTTTGTGAGTTTAATTCAACATAGTCCAATATGCTCTGTTGTGAGCTACCTTCAGGAGCAGTCACCATAAAGCTTTGCCCACTAGGGGATGTAACTTTATACTGCATTAATTTTTGTGTTGATTCAGCCATTTTAGTTTCCGTTTATGGGTTGAATTGACCATCCAGGCTTATTTCCACCAGCTTGCGTAGGTGGATTTTGTGAAGACCAAACAGATTCAGCTCCGTTTAAATTGCCATTTTGGTCATACCATTTTTGCAAGAAATCAACTTTGGATTTAGCTCTATCGTATTGTTGCTGATAAGTATCACGAATCTTTCTATTAGCTTCTCCACCTTGACTTATGTTTGGCAAGGATTGTAGATACAACGAAATATCTCTATCAGATGTTGTACCTGAACCTTCAACACGCTTATTGGGAGCTATTTCAGCAGTAATACTTTGCATTACTTTTTCATCGTCACCTCTCCATGAATCTGGAAACAATGATGACATTAGTCCTTCGTGAATAGCGCCAGTTCTGCTTTTAGTGTTCAAATCAACAAACTTATTTAATAAAGATAAGTTTTGTGCGCCTTTGTTTAAAACTTCATAACTAGCCTCTAATTTCTTTTGAGCAGCTTCTGAAGCTCTATCAATAGCTTTATCTCTAAGAGCGCCTGGCAAGCCTTGTCCTGGAGTTCTCATACCTGCTGGGGCGGTTGCTGCTGGTGCTGAGCCATATAGTAATTGTGAAAAATCAGCCATTATTTAACTCCTTGTACGGCAATGCCTTGTGCTTTAAAGTCTTTTTTAACTTGCTCTACTGTTTTACCAGAGTTCCTAGCGGTTTCATTTACATCATTCATCGTAACAGATTTAGGTTTAGCCATTGGCGGTGTAGGGCCGCCAGTTTTGTAAATACTTTCGTTTCTAGTTATACCTAAATTAGCCATTGCAATATCTAATTGCGCTCTTTGTGCGTCAGTCATTTCTGATGAAATGCGTTTCCAATCCTCTGGAGAGCCTTGATACCCACCTTTTTGAGCAAACCGATATTCTTTTTCTAAATTAGAAATAGACTCGGAGTCTTGTTTAGGGTTTTCTGCAATAAGACGGTTAGTTCCACCTTCAAAGCGTTTCGCACCAGCAGCAAGCTCGTAAGGTGCATTCCGTTTCCTCATTGTGTCAAAGTCACCTGTCATTAACGCTTCTATTAGTTGAGGTCTTTTGGTTGTGGTTGCATAGTCTATGTAAGCTTGTCTAATAGTGTTTTCATTAGGCTGTACCATTGTTGTCGTAGTAGTAGGAACAGATGTCACAGCGTTGCCTGTCATGCTTTGTGTGCCATACGGTGATGTAGGTGCAACCATCTCACTAGCGTTGCTTGTAGGGCTGTAATTAGGCGCAGTTTGAACTGTATCGCCAATAGCCAATTCTTTACCAACACCTGGAGCGTAAGTAGTTTGAGTTTGTGTAGTAGGCTCAAAAGCTTTACCAAATTTGTTAAGAGCATCAATCATTTTGGTGTTTTCAGCAGCTTTGTAATCGCCATATTGTTTCATGGCTTCTCTCTCTTGTTGACCACCTACATATTTATTAGCTAATGTAGATAAATGCTGTGTCCATGAGGGCGCTACATAATGTCCCGATACCATTTGACCTTGAGGAGTTTCTTGTTGACGCAACGCATCAGCTAAAGCTAATTTGCGCTTTAAATCTATTTGCATCAAAGTATCGTCTTGAGGCATCTCTTCTTGATTACCAAATAAACTCATATTAAACCCCTAACATTGCGTAATTAACAGCTTTAAAGCCATTATCCATTTCAACAACGGCTTCAGGCATGATAGCTTCAACTTCTTGAGCCATAACACCAATTTGTTTGCCTTCAGGCAAGTCATAGCCATCTTTGTAATTGTATGAGTAAAGATTAAGACCATTTTCTAATGAGCCAACTTTTTCAATGTTTGTTTTTAATCTTTCATCAGAATACTTCATAATGCCAGCACCACCAAGACCCATTAACCCACTCATAAAACCACCACTAGCGGCATTTTGTGCATTTACATTAGCTAATTGAGCGTTGTAACCTGCCTGTGTAGCACCTAATATATCAGCGCCAGCAGTTTGAGCTTGATTTGGAGTGTTTGCAAAGCTTGGGTTTTGCACTTGAGAACCTGTACGCAACGCATTAATAACATTGATAGGTTGCATTTGGTTGTAAGCTTCTTGTTGGAAGGCTTGTTGATTAGCAGATAACCCTGTGTTCATGCCTTGAATTTGAGCTGAAGTCAACAAATCGTTTTGTTGTTGTGACAATTGGCGTTTAGCATTGTTATAAGCTTCAGTGCCTTGAGCAATACCTTGATTGGCTAATTGAGCATCAGACATCTCGCTTTGCTGAGCAATTTGAGGTTGCAGTCTACGCATGATAGCGTCAGAGTATGTTTCGCCAGGATTAATGCCGTAAGATGGCAATTTAGATGTATCTACCCCAGGCTCGCTTAATACTTTATTTGCATAATTTAATCCAGTATTTGCTGTTTGCATCAATCCTTGATTAAGCTTGCTTTCTTGGTTGTAAATAGCTTGTTGTTCTGGAGATAATGTTTGAGTAGCAGTGTATAGAGTGTTGCCGTATCGGTCAGTGCCTGGGTTGGCTGTGTATGTTAAATTGCCGTATGGTGTTACTTGGTTAGTACGGTTAGCAGCAGCAGTAGCCCTTGCAGCCTCTAAGTTGCCAGCAGATGTTTCTTTAGCTGCGCCAATGTAGTCAGGCGCTGGTGGTGCTTTAGCTTTACCGTTAGCCATTGATATGAATGGGTCACGAACACCTTGCAATCTTAATTGCACAAATTTACCTAGCATTTTTTTTACTCCAATTTAACATTTTGCAGTTTTCAGGCCATAGGGTCATTATAAGTAAATCACCGTTACGACCTGCGTCTTTTAAAGTTGTTTCTATTACAAACCCAATCTTATGATTGAGGCTTATTGCTTTGTGGTTGTCGGCTTCTACGGTAGCTGTAAAGCGTTTAACCTTTACTTGATTAAAAATGTAATCTACTACTGTAATCCAGTAACCTTTAGGTGGTGGTGAGTCTATTCGTTGATGGCCAAACATATTGTTGCCGTTCCAGTTTTCAAAAGCCGTTCCAGCAACAATAACACCATCTATTTCCCAACCAAGAGCTGTCATGCCCTCGGTATAAGAGCCTACCTTTTCCATTACCCAACGAGCTACATATTCGCCTTGGACTAACATTACAAGATTGCGCCACCCTCAATAACTATGTCAGTGCCTACCCAGCTTACATTTAACTGTGCTGATAAAACCTTGACAACAGGTGCGCCATAATAGCCAACACCGTTTAGACCTTGCCAGTTTTGATACACAGTAGGAGAACCACCAAATGCAGACGCATCCCATATACCACTGTCCCACACGCCATAGTTTACAGGCACATAGTTTAAGATTGTAGATGTAT